CTGATATCGACAGACTTACACCAGACGGTGAATTAATAGATGTAGGTGTAATAGATAACTGGCAAAACGAAGTAGATGGTTTAAAAGATGATCAAGATGCTTTAAACGAATTCTACCGTCAGTTTCCAAGAACTACAGAGCACGCGTTTAGAGATGAGACTAAAAATTCTATTTTTAATCTCGTTAAATTATACGAACAAATAGATTACAATGAGGAGATGGTTAGAACCTTGGGAATTACAACAGGTAATTTTCAATGGGTTAACGGGATTAAAGATTCTCAAGTAATATTTTACCCAGATCCAAAGGGTAGATTTAAAGTTAGTTGGGTTCCACCTCAACAATTACAGAATAGAGTAGTACTTAAAAACGGTATAAAATATCCTGGTAACGAACATATGGGTGCTTTTGGGTGTGATAGTTACGATATATCAGGAACAGTAGATGGAAAAGGATCCAAAGGAGCTTTACATGGCTTGACCAGGTTTAGTATGGAAGATGCTCCAGCAAACAGTTTCTTTTTAGAATACCTGTCAAGACCACCGACAGCCGAGATGTTCTTTGAGGACGTTCTAATGGCTTTAGTATTTTATGGTATGCCTATACTCGCAGAGAACAATAAACCCCGTCTCTTGTATTACCTGAGACGTAGAGGGTACAGAGGGTTTAGTATGAATAGGCCGGACAAGATATGGAACAAGTTATCAGTTGCAGAAAAAGAGGTTGGCGGAATACCTAACTCCTCAGAAGATATTAAACAAGCTCATGCTGCAGCAATTGAGATGTATATACAAGATCACGTTGGTGTGAAGCAAGATGGAACATTTGGTGATTTGTATTTCAATGAACTACTAAACGATTGGGCGAAGTTTGATATAAACAAAAGAACAAAGTTTGATGCGTCTATAAGTTCTGGTTTAGCTATTATGGCTAACAACAGACATTTATACGCACCAAATTCTAAGGTTGAAAAACAACCACTAAATATAAACATTTCCAAGTATAGTAATACTGGAACTAATTCACAAATAATCAAATAATAAATATGGCAGAGTCTGGCATTAAAAGTTATTTCCCGAGTCAAACTGTAAGTGATGCTGAGAAGCTAAGCTATGATTATGGTTTAAAAGTAGGCAAAGCAATAGAGCAGGAGTGGTTCAATAATGATAGAAGTTCTAATAGATATAGAACCAATCATAATAATTTTCATAATTTAAGGTTATACGCTAGAGGCGAGCAGTCTATACAGAAATACAAGGATGAGTTGTCTATAAATGGTGATTTGTCCTATTTAAATTTAGACTGGAAACCAGTTCCAATTATATCTAAGTTTGTAGATATAGTTGTAAATGGAATTGCTGAAAGAACATACGATATAAAAGCTTACTCTCAAGATCCGTTTGGTATAAAACAACGAACGGAGTATATGGAGTCTATAGTTAGAGACATGCAGAGTAGAGAGTTTAACGATGCTGCTATGGAAAACTTTAATATCGACCTATACGAAAACAAAAAAGAAGAGTTACCAGAGTCTGAAGAAGAGTTAGCTCTCCATATGCAGTTGACTTATAAACAAGCAGTGGAGTTAGCAGAAGAGCAAGCTTTAAATGTTTTGTTTGATGGTAATAATTACGAGTTAATAAAGAAAAGATTTTATTATGATTTAACGGTTTTAGGTATTGGTGCTGTTAAAACATCGTTTAACACTTCAGAAGGAGTTACCATAGATTATGTTGACCCAGCAAATCTTGTATATTCTTATACAGACTCCCCTAATTTTGATGACATATATTATGTTGGTGAGGTTAAATCTATTCCGGTAAATGAATTAGCAAAACAATTTCCTCATTTATCTGAAAGTGATCTTGAAGATATAATGAAGAATAAATCATTTAATAGAAACAATAATAGCACTAGATTTTCTGTAGATAAAGAAGATAATAACAAAATACAAGTTTTATATTTTAATTATAAAACCTACATGAATGAGGTTTATAAAGTTAAAGAAACAGCTACAGGTGCGGATAAAATTATACCTAAAAATGACTCATTCAACCCTCCAGAAGATAAAGAAGGTGGGTATAGTAGAATGTTAAGGTCTGTAGAGTGTCTTTATGATGGTGCTATGATTTTAGGTACTGACAAATTACTTAAATGGGAAATGGCTAAAAACATGATGCGTCCTAAGAGTGATTTTACTAAAGTTAAAATGAACTATAGCATTGTGGCTCCTAGAATATATGATGGAAAAATTGATTCATTGGTAAAACGTATAACAGGTTTTGCTGATATGATTCAGTTAACACATTTAAAGTTACAACAAGTAATGTCTAGAATGGTTCCAGATGGTGTTTATTTAGATGCTGATGGTTTAGCTGAGGTTGATTTAGGTAATGGAACAAACTATAATCCACAAGAAGCTTTAAATATGTTCTTCCAAACAGGTAGTGTTATTGGTAGATCATTCACTCAAGATGGCGATATGAATCCAGGTAAAGTACCTATTCAAGAGATTACATCTGGATCTGGTGGAAATAAAATGCAAGCTCTTATTGGTAATTACAATTATTACTTACAAATGATAAGAGATGTAACCGGACTTAATGAGGCTAGAGATGGGGGTATGCCAGATAAAAATGCTTTAGTAGGTGTGCAAAAATTAGCTGCAGCTAATAGTAATACAGCAACTAGACATATATTACAAGCTGGTTTATTTTTAACAGCTGAAACTGCAGAGTGTTTATCGCTTAGAATATCAGATATTATAGAATACTCACCGACTAAAGATGCTTTTATACAAGCTATAGGTACACATAACGTTGCTACGTTGGAAGAAATGAAAAACCTTCACCTGTATGACTTTGGTATATTCTTAGAGTTGATGCCAGATGAAGAAGAAAAAGCTATTTTAGAAAATAACATTCAAATGGCTTTACAGCAACAAACTATAGAGCTAGAGGACGCTATTGATCTTAGAGAAATAAGAAGTGTTAGATTAGCTAATCAACTTCTTAAAATACGTAGAAAAAAGAAAGCTGATAAAGATCAAGCTATCCAACAACAGAATATGCAACAACAAGCTCAACTTAATCAACAGTCAGCACAAGTAGCAGCTCAAGCAGATGTTCAGAAAAACCAAGCGTTAAATGCTGGTAAAGCAGAGTTATTACAACTTGAAGCTCAAGTAGAATCTCAAAGAATGATGCAAGAAGTTCAAATGAAAAAAGAATTAATGGCTTTAGAATTTCAGTACAACATGCAACTTAAAAATATTGAGGTTGGCGGTATGAAAGAAAGAGAAAAACAAAAAGAAGATCGTAAAGACGAAAGAACAAAGATACAAGCTACACAACAATCAGAGATGATTGAACAAAGAAATAGTGGTAAACCACCTAAAAACTTTGAGTCCGCAGGTAATGATATACTAGGTGGAGGATTTGATTTAGGAGTGTTTGACCCTAGGTAAGTTTATTAATTATTATTATATTATATTATGGAAGAAGAAAATGAAAAAGTAGTCGAAGAGATTACCCAAGAAACGACTGAACAAGTCGATGAAAGTAAATTTGAATCTGCTGGTGACGATAGCGTTATTAAAGTAGATTTAAGCAAACCAATAGAACCAGAGCAAGATGAAGTTAAAGAAGATAACGTTGACGACAGCGGAGTGGCTGCAGAGTCTCAAGATGCCGAGCCCACACAAGAACAAGAAGAAGTACAACAGGAAACTGAAACACAAGAAGCTCCAGTATTAGAAGAAATTACTGAAGAAGACGTTGAAGAGGTTGAAGAACAGGTTGAAGAAGCTATAGCAGAGGCTGAGGCCACTGGAAAACCACTACCAGAAAATATCCAAAAGTTAATGGACTTTATGGAGGAAACTGGAGGGGATTTAAATGATTACGTTAAGCTTAATCAAGATTATTCAAAACTAGATGATCAAAATCTATTGTACGAATATTACAAGCAAACAAAACCTCATTTAGATGATGAAGAAATTAACTTCCTTATGGAAGATACATTCTCTTACGACGAAGATATAGACGACGATAGAGATATACGTAGAAAGAAATTAGCGCTTAAAGAGCAAGTTGCCAGCGCTAAAGCCCACTTAGACGGGCAAAAGTCTAAATACTATAATGAGATCAAAGCTGGAAGTAAACTCACTAATGAGCAACAAAAAGCAATTGATTTCTTTAATAGGTATAACAAGGAGTCAGAAGCAACTCAAAAAACAGTTAAAAAGAACTCTGATATTTTTACACAGAAAACCGAGCAGGTTTTTAACGACAAGTTCAAAGGTTTTGAATACAACGTCGGTGACAAGAAATACAGGTTTAATGTAAACAATGCTGAAGAGGTTAAAAACACTCAGAGCGACATAAGCAATTTCACCAAAAAGTTTTTGGATAAGAACTCTGCTTTAACAGACGCTAAGG